TAACTAGGAATAAACAAACATTTACCACGGCAAAAACATAATAAACATGATAGAAATAGCCACTAAATACAGATTTAAAAACGCTCATAACTACGAGTTAACAGAGTGTAAAAACATGATAGTAAACACAAAGACAGGTAGGTTGGTTAATATAACTGAAAAGAAAAGAAGTTTTGGAGCTTATATTAACGGTAAGTTTATACCACTATCTAAATTTGATGAGAACATAGAGTTAATAAAACAAGAGACTCTTAATACAGAATGTAACAGAATACTAAAAGAAATAGAAAACCTAAAAACACAAGGACATGAAAAAGAAAACTATAAAGATTATAATGCTGCTATTTCGTTTCTTCTAGCTTTTAATTAGATTACTATGCCTGTAAGAGTAAGACACTCAGATAAAAAAAGATGGGTTTTAATATATTACTTTTTAACTGATCTTGAATCTACAATAAAACAGATAGGAGAAAAAGAAGGTGTATCTGAATCAATGATGTCAAACCTAACAGATAGATATTTTGATTTAAAAACAAACCTAAGACCAGAAGCTTTAAGGCTAGGTAGTGCGGAAGCGTTCTCAGAACATTATAAAAATATAAGGCTATAAATTTGTATTTAAACAATAATAACACTATCTTTAACATTCATAATACTATTTTTTTTCATGGTTGAATAGTTTAATTGTTTTCCCTCCTTTGTATAGGGGTATGCTTAGGAGGGTTTTTAACATTAAAAGACAGGATATAATTATCTGAACAGCTTAGTCAGGATATCAGCATCTGAACAGTCTTTTTTAATACTTAAAATATGAAAGTATCAGAATATTCTAAACTAACAGAAGAACGCAAACAACTGGTTTCAAAAGAACTTAAAGCGGTTGAGATAGAAGATTATGAAAGTGCTATAATATACAGAGACAAACAAATAGAAATGTATATAAAATTAATACAGTTAAACCCATAGTAATTAAATAGGCGAAAGCACACGACAAGAAGTAAACAGGTATTCTATTATTAGAGGTCACAGAACGTTACTTTATTTAATTATTATATAAAACAAAACACATGAAATTTATTAAACTATTTACACTAATGTCAATACTAACTATATCATCCTTTCTATGGGTGTTTATAGAGTTCTGCCTAGCATGGGCTAAAGACTTCAATTATACAAGTCTATACGCTTTCTTTACTTTTTTTATATCTTTGCTATGTTTAGTAGGTAGAGAGTTATACATTGCTTATATTAACCGTAATAACTAGATTATGAAATATATTATATTAATATTATTACTCGTAAACTGCACAAATGAAACGGGTGAAGATATAACACTAGAGCAACCTAAAGAACCTGAGACTATAGAGGTATGTGATGAATGTATCAGATATTGGTACTCTAACGGGGTTTTTATTAATACTAGACCATGGGNATGGGAAGGATGCGAGGCAGACGGTAATATATACAAGTACGAAGATAGAGACGGAACAAACGCAACAAACCACTATCCAAGCAATCCAGGATCATCTTACGTTATTAGATGCACAAAGAAAACTATTGAGTTATGACACAGGCAGGGAGACCAAAAGAAGATACATCAAGTTTACCAAAGGAATGGTATAACGACGTATTAGATATGTATAAAAATGGAGCTTCTGATGTAGAGGTTAAGGCTTTAATATATGAGTGGAGAGGTAGTTTCTCTAATGATTTATGGGATAGATGGCTTAAAGAAGAAGCAGTTTTTTCGGAAACCATAAAAATGGGTAAAATACTTTCTGAGGCTTGGTGGTCTAAATCAGGTAGAACGAACCTAGAGAATAAAGACTTTTCTTATACAGGTTGGTACATGAACATGAAGAACAGATTTAATTGGACTGACAGGCAAGAGACTACTTTAGAAGGCGGAGATAAGCCTGTTAATATCGTTAGCTTAGGAGGTGGAATTAAACCAGATTAATGAAGTTATTACCTAAACAAGAAAACGCTGTATATTATCTCAAAGACAACGAGACAAAAGAGACTCTTTACGGTGGAGCTGCTGGAGGTGGAAAGTCTGCCTTTGGTGTTTTATGGCTTATAGAGATGTGTCAAACTCATCATGGTTCACGTTGGTTAATGGGTAGATCAAAACTAAAAGCGTTAAAAGAAACTACATTAAATACATTCTTTGAGTTAACATCCAATCCAACACCCGAGAGTAATGCTCTCGGGCTTATTCGTTTAGGTATATCGGATCAGTATGTATTCAACGCACAGAATAATATAATATACTTTAACAACGGCTCTGAGATACTGTTAAAAGATTTGTTTCTATATCCATCTGATCCCAATTTTGATAGTTTAGGTTCTTTAGAGGTTTGCGGAGCGTTTATAGATGAGTGTAACCAGGTTGTATATAAAGCTTGGCAGATTGTATTGTCTAGGTGTAGATATAAGCTAACAGAGTTTAATATAAAGCCCAAGATGTTTGGTAGTTGTAACCCTGCAAAGAATTGGGTATATAAAGAGTTTTACAAACCACATAGAGACGGAACAATACCAAGTCATAGAAAGTTTATACAAGCACTCCCAACAGATAACCCACACTTACCACAGTCTTATTTAGATTCTTTGCTTAGTTTGGATAAGAATAGCAAACAAAGATTGTATTATGGTAATTGGGAGTACGACGACGATCCAAGCACCCTAATAGATACAGATGCTATTGCCGACTACTTCAATTCAGACCATGTAAAAGCGGAAGGGGACAAATATATGACTATTGACGTTGCACGTAAGGGAAAGGATAACACAGTGTTTAGAGTTTGGCATGGTTGGAAATGTGTTTACAGATACCACATTGATAAAAGCGGATTGATGGAGGTGGTTAATCAAGGTAAAAGATTAGCACAAAAATACAACATACCAATGTCAAGAGTTATAGCCGATGAAGATGGTGTTGGTGGTGGTGTAGTTGATTTTATGAGGTGTAAGGGATTTGTAAACAATTCAAGAGCACTAAACGACGAGAACTTTAACAATCTTAAATCTCAATGCGGTTATAAGATGGCTGCAAAGATAATGAAGCGAGAAGTAGGAGAAATAGCAAGTAACTCATCGGTTATAAGTATCACTACGGAAGAAATGGAACAAGTGAAACAAAAGGATATTGATAAAGATGGAAAGGTAGCTTTAGTGTCTAAGGACGTAGTAAAACAAATGATAGGTAGGTCTCCTGATGAGTGGGATTCTATTATGATGCGTTACTGGTTCGAATTAGCACCAAAGATGGTTATATTTTAATTAATTATAATTTTGTATTTTTACGTATTAATATATTCATAATTATGAANTNCAAAGCAAGCTCTATTACTCAGCAGATAAGTAACCTAAGCAATAGGCTTAGACAACAAGCTAACAACATATTTTATCCTAAAGCTAAAAACCCGTTTAACCAAACGTTTATACAAGGCTATGGGCATAATCTAACAAGCTATGACACTGAGAATATAACATACATCAAAAAGGGTTATAACATCAACTCTACGGTGTTTTCATTGATTAACCAAATGGCTACTAAAACAGCATCTGTACCTTATTACATCAAGGAGATAGAGGACAAAGAGAAAGCTAACAGGGTTGAAATGATGGAGAAAGCTACAAAGTTTGACTTATCACTATCTCAACGTGTAAAGTTAACAAGGCTTAAAAACGAGGCTTATTCTAAGGAAGATAAACCTTTCCCAATGGAACGTCCTAACGTGGATCAAACTTGGGTAGAGTTTTGGGCACTATATAAGACATTCTTAAAAACTACGGGTAACGCTTATATCTATATGTTATCGCCTAGCGATGGGATGAATAAAGGTGTGCCAATGCAGGTCTACCTATTACCTAGTCAATACACGCAAATAGTTTTAAAAGATAACACAGATAATTTTGTAGGAGAAAGCCCGATAGATCACTACATAATGGTTTATCAGCAAACGTACACAGAGTTCCATGGAGAGGATGTTATACACATCAAAAAGCCTAACCCTAACTATGGGGATAACGGGGAGCATTTATACGGATTGTCTGAATTAGCAGCAGCCTTAAAGAACATTGAATCTTCAAACTCAGCAACAGACTTAAACATCCAAACTTTAAAGAATGGTGGTGCTTATGGGTTTATTTGGGGTGATACAGTGGCTTTTGGACAAGATCAAGCCGATGAGGTTAAAAGTAGATTACAAGAGATGAAAGCCGATCCTAATGATATGGGTAAGATTACAGCGTTATCAGCTAAGGTTGGGTTTACAAGAATGAGTTTAACGGCTGACGAATTAAAGCCTTTTGATTATCTTCAATGGGATTCTAAACAAATAGCCAATTGTTTGATTTGGTCTGATAAGCTATTAAACAATGACGACGGGGCTAAATACGATAATTTAAAAGTAGTTGAAAAATGGGTGGTAACTAATAACATTGCACCCGACTTAAAACTATTAGAGGATGCTTTAAACGAGTTCTTTTTACCTAGATTCAAAGGATATGAAAACTGTTGTATTAAATGGGATGTAATGGAACTTCCAGAGATGCAGGCGG